TACCGATGCGGGAACGGGTGCCCATGGTGCCTTTGCTTGATTACCTAGTAATTATAGAGCATAAAAAAGGACCCCGGAGGGTCCGTGTGCCACTTATTAAGTGTCACAGTCAATCGTCATAAACCAGACATTCGGGTTCTGATGGGTTCTGATCACAATACAGTTCAAGTGCAGTGGGATCATGATGGTCACCCTGCTCAATTTCTTCCTTATGATGTGCCACATAATCTTCTAAATCATGCAGTTCACCTTCAATGTGACGACGTTGTTGAGGAGATGTGGTAGGATTCTCAAGAATCTTTTTATCGACCTCAATGTGTTGTTCGATGCTATTCATAAGCATTTTTTGTAAAGCGATGTGACTATTTATTGCTGTTATTCCTCTAAAGCACTACCTTTGCGCCAAGGAATAGGTGTTTCACTAGTATTTTTTAGTTTAGAAACAAGCATATCTGCTAATGCTTCCATTCTTTCAGGATGAATTGCAACAATACCCGACTCTTCCAGGGCAATCTCCATGCTTTTTACTTCATTTTCAGTCAGTTTTTTGCCGTTTTTTGGAAGGGTCATAAGTCCTGTGCAATGTTTTCAAATTCTAACATTAGAATCCAATACTATCTAGAAACTTAAGGTTTTCTTTGGGATTACTCGTCAAACATGTTACCAAACATGCCAGAATCACCAGGTTTACGATTCTCAAGCTTGTCAAGAATTTCATCAGTATGAATCACGGACTCAATTTTACTGATCATTTCTGCAATTTCAGTGCAAACCAATGGTCTTTCCTGTCTAGCAGCAAATGCAAGTGCATTTCTGAGAGATTGTTCTGCTTCTTTGAGTGATTCTTCTACTGATTGTGATAATGTCATTGTTTTTTAAATGGATTTGGTCTGCTTAAGTCGTTACGATTATAATCAAAATAGTGTTTTGATTTTGTTTTTAGATATTCTTCTTCATTCTCCCAAAAATCTTCCCAATCTTCTGGAGAATCTGTTACATCTTTGATGTTATTCATCAAGACCTGCCCTAATTGCTTCATTCACCATAACCTGAATTTCACTGGATGTCATCTTATTTAACCATTTCCAGTTAGGATCATCTTTGTCCCATTCGAGACTGAATGTTCCATCTTCATTTTGGTGAATTTTTAAACTATCAACACTCATCTTTCTTAAACTGTTTACGACATTTTTTTAGTTCTTTAAGTTCATTCTTGATCATTTGATAGGAGTCCTCCGGAGAGATTTTTCTTCCCATTTCCATGGCAATTACAAACTCAACCCTAGTTCCAAAATGTTTGAGTGCTTCTTCAAAGCAATTAAGTTCTTCGTACATCAGAGATCTACCTTAGAACCACCACCACTTACAACATGAACACTACCCTCTGGCCAACCTTCTTGCTCACACTTTAGGTGCCATCGTGTCATCATAACAACGTTATCTCTGACGGCACCTGTCAACATCTGACGACCTTTAGTAGTCATTGAAGAGAATAGTCCGAATCGTGTCTCCCAAACATAGAAACATTCATCAAATAGTTCTGCACCTTCTGGCACAATTACTTCATCAGTTGCTGTCTGAATCATCATCATCCTCTTTCTTTTTGTTGAATCCAAATGGACCATCTTTATCGTCTAATGCAAGTTTGAGTGCAACACTACCAACTGCTTCCATTACTTTGATAATATCTTCAGGTTTTGCATCTTCACCCAGTTCTTTGGCAACATACCAATACTTAGGCCAGAATGTTTCTCCTGCTTTTTGATAATCTTCAAGTGTCAGTAGTTTCATTTTTCTGTAGAATCAGTTGTAGGTCTCTGTTTTGGTCTCTTTAACTCAGGATGTGGAGCATACAGTGGTCCTTGATAATTTCCTGCAAATACAGGTTTATTAAGTTTTTTGAGTGCTTCAACAAGTTCTGGAGTTTCATCCCACTCAAAAGTGTCACCACTTTTATTAGTAAATTTTTTGGTAGTCATGATACACTGTTTCTAGCATTTTTTAGTGTGGTAAGCAAGTGCATGTTACCATGAAAGTATCCTAGCACAACAACACTGAATGTGACAAGTAAAACAAATACAAATGATATTACATTTGCCCACGGTGTTTTATCGTCAAGCATTGAATCGTGAATACAAGTCGTCTAATTTTTTATACTCATCCAGAGATGCAACCATTTTGTCATTCAGGATGTCCATAATATCTGTGTAGATAGTGTCTACCTCCACATAATCATCAAAATACGCATCTAAAGCCTCTTTTAGGTATCTTTTACGATGCCATTCAGGCGAATAAGGTTTGTAGTCCATGATGCAATTTTATTATGATGTAGTATAGCACTATCTATTCTTTGGGTCAAGTCCCATATCTTCAAGATACTTTATCCACCAGTCCTGATCCTTAATATATCTCCAATTAGGAACAGGTAAATTATTTTCTACCACGTAATACTGATAGAGTGCATCATCTATAATCTGTGCGACTTGTAAATTCTTCTTCCTCCTCATCAACGTCTGCATATGGATTCTCCACGTAGGGTCCATGTGGTTTTCTGGATTCTGCTCTGACATAATTCTGTTCGTCGTTAACAGCGGTAATCCATAATGAGAGTTTCATTACTATCCAAATTACTGCAATAGGAGAAAAACAAGCAATAAGGATTACAGGGTTCATAGTAGATTATTCTCTTGAAAGTAGTGTAAAGTATCTTTTAATCCACCAATATGTTTATATCCAATAGCAACTTGTGGATATTCTGCTTCTTCACCAAATTCTGATACAAATGATCTCTCTGTAAAATGATTACCAAGTTTGTATTCTTGAATTTGAACTTTGAGTGTTTCTAAAAGCGTCTTAGCACGTTCACACTCTTGATTTCCATTTGAATATAAAACTATTGGTCCCATTAGGTGTTCTCCTTGTATTCGATTACAATTTTATTACTTAATTCACCAGATTGTTCATAGATATTCCAGTGAGTTAGTTTTCCACCAAGCAATTTTGCCGCATTTTTTAGAAGTTGATTAGCAATAGTTTTGTCAGTTACTTTAATCACGTTGTCTCCAATCATCAGGTTTGTCACGTTGAAACCAATCAACTATTTCATCAGCACCATCAAACCCCATTTTATGATTGGACGGGTCGGGGTCACCTAATCCCATCCTATTCATAAAATCATCCATGCTACCTTCCTGAATATCAGGATTTGCAGCAGTTCGACGTGCTTTTCTTAACCACTCACGAGCGGTAGTATTTGCTTTGGACAACTTCTCTGCCCAGATCATGTCTTCAAGTTTTACCTCTTCATCATTAGCAATACGTTTGCAAATAAACTCCAACCGAAGTCGGTATTGTGTAGATAACATTAGTTTGACACAATCTACAGATATTTATCCAAACTCCTGATTTCTTTTAGTATCAAGATATTCAATAATTTCAGTTCTCCACTCCATCAATTCGTTGTAACATTCCTGATTGTGAGCGCACTGACGGAGTTGATGATCTGGTTTCAGTACACTTTCATAAAAGAGACCAAGAGCATCACGACGTTTTTCGCTTTTTCCGGACATTAGAACTCCTTGATTTGCGTTTCTTTGTTTTGAGTTGGTTGTTAATGAAGTCAACTGCTTGATTGTATGTATTGAGAGTTGTAACTTGGGTTCCTTGGTGAATAATAACATATTTTTTACTATTACCAAGGGGAATGGCAGCCCACATACCATCATTAGTAACGTAACCTAATGGATTTTTAGGTTTTGGGTCAAGAATGGATGGAAAGGAGATGAATGGTTTTAGAAATTTGCTCAAAATACTGCGGTCACACTAATTACAGTGGCACCAGGATTTCGTGCTAATGCCACTTCTTTGGCATCTTCATAGTCATTTGCAATAACGATTTCGTCAAAGACTTTGCCGACTTTGAACAGTTGAACTCGAACTTTCATGATTAGCGACGGATAGTAGAAATGGCGGGTTGACCCTGTTCAAATACAGTGTCTACCACTGTCTGAACGGACCTGGCGGTGCCTATGCCCACTTTATCATAGACAGGCACACAAACCAAGCCAAAGGTCTTGTGACGGTTTCCTAAGCGGATCACACGTCCAATAGACTGACTGATACCGATGTAGTCCATGTTACGCATAAACAGAACTGCTTCCAGTCCCTTGACGTTGATACCTTCAGAAAGGATACTATGGTGCATGACAACAAAACGAGTGTCATCAGTGCCCCACTGGTTCAGAGTTTTGAAGAACTCTTCACGCGACACTTTCTTACCGTTGATGATAGCACCAGTCTTGCTAGTGATATACATCCAGTTGTATCCACGTTGTTGCAACTCATAGCAGAAGTCGGACTGTGAAACAAGACGCACAATCTGTTTGGTAGAACGTGCAGCAATCAGAATCTTATTGAGCGAGTTTGCATCAATAGTATCCAAAAGGTTTCTCTCATCAGACTGCTTGAAATCACCCTGAGGTAATTCCTGAACCACAACCTTTGGAGGAAGAATATAACCTTCCTCAACCAGTTTAGGTGCAGGAACACTACAAATTACCTGACCATAAACCTCAGCATCATTCATTCCTGGTTTGAAGATGGTAAGAGAATGCTTAGGAGTAGCAGTAAAAAAGTAGCAACGATCAGCATCGTGAGAGAAATGTTCTGTAGCAGGGAAGAAGTTGCGTTGCACACTGTTGTGTGCCTCATCAAAGTAAATGGTGTTCACCTCAATATCTGCTTCTTTGATACGATGCAAAGAATGATATGTGGTAAAGATGATGCAATTTTCACCTGCTGTGCGAGCAACATTAGCAAACAAGTGAATTTTCTCAGGATTGGTAGTGTGAAAATACTCAACATCGCCACTATGAACGTGCATAATGTGAGTGTAAGTATCTGACAACACTTCAAGGAACTCTTTACAGAGTTGTTCTGCCAGCAGAATACGAGGAGCAACTACAACAATAGTTCTGCTATGAAGAAGATCAATACGGGCATCTTCAATCATGCACATAGTCTTGCCACCACCAGTAGGGATGATGACCTGACCTTTGTCATGCTGTCGCATGGCATCTAATGCTTTGCTTTGGTGAGGACGAAGGGTGACAGTCATCGGGTTTGGTGTCTTGCAGTTATTATAGCACGTCTCTACCGATGAACCCTATTGTGTTTTAAGCTCATGATGTTCCCATCAACCGCGACAAGGCACAGTCTAAAGTCTTTTGGGACTTTTGTCAAGTGTGCTTGCTTCCAAAGAAAGATGTGATAGAATATCTACCATGCCCTTCAAAGTAATCAGAGTCTTTTATTGACACCTCACTCACACCATGCTCTACCCAACCAGGCATCATGATTAAAGAATTGTTGAGACAATTGAAACTGTAATTGTATTTTGGAAAGATCAATTCGCCACCATTAAAGACTTTCGGTTCTTTGTGAAAGTACGAAAATGCTAAAAATTGCATTGACTTGTCAGTATGTGGTTCATAGTATTCACCATTATGATAGTATCTGACTTTGGTGCAGTCCCAATTAGAATCTTTAGCAATAGAGCAGCAATCGTGTATGTCAGAGAATAATTTCAGAACAGTACTATCAAACACTTTCCTATTGACAGTTAGAATGTTTGACAGTTTTCTATGTTCACCTGAATAGATGTCATCTAGCACCAACGCATGTGAATTAGTCTTATC